GGGAGGAGGCATGGGTGGGATAGGCGGTGGACCCACCTCGGCGGGGGGAGCTTGGCCCTGCCCGGGTGAGGGAATACCCATAGGCGGGCCCACCGGCCCGCTCATAGTTTGCTCCATTTGTTTTGCTTTGGCAAACAAGAGAGATAGTAATTCTCCGAGATACAGTTGTGCTAGGTCGTCTCTTCCCTGTTTAACAGCGGCCTGGTACAGCGACCAGAGCCCTGCCTCGGGAAGGGTACGTTCCCCTATCTGCTCTTTTACCGCGTCCTCTATCTGATCGGAGTCCTGTATCCCGAGGATATTGTCCCTGATCCATAGGTCCGGTAACAGGGGAGTCTGGCCTTCCCTTGCGATCTGGGCCATTCCGTACCGTGACATATCGTCCTCGGGCAAATTGGTTACCAGTTTTATCTCGGGATCTCCCCCTTCACGTATCCTGTCCGGGGTTATGGTCTCTGAGAAATACATCCTGTTATTATCTCGTCCGGTCAGTTCCATCGCTTCAAATGATCCTGACTGGTACTGGTCGCACAACATATTGGATATCTGGACATAGGCTTTTTGCATGGCGGCGACACGAGGAACCAGTACAGATTCCACGCCTTGCCTGAGAGTATTTATCGCAAACCCGGATAGCTGGAACGGTATCTCCCCGTACACGGTGTGGGGGATCGACCCCCTCTGCATCTCACCGGATACAAGGCCCATGAAGGCACCTGACTCACGTGCCATCTCCATGAGGCCGAGGGGTTCTACGTCTTCGCCCTGTCCCAGTGATATCTCTGTACCTTCCTGGTAAGGGTCTTCTTCCAGCGTCTTGGTGCCGTCCCTCGATCTTACCTTCAGACCCTGCTTCCTTGCCCGGGCGGTAAGCTCTAACATGACGGACATCATTAGGTTGTGATTGTCATATAGGTGGCGGGTAGCCTTGTAGACCGACTCCCCGTAATCTTCAAGTGTATCTTCTATCGAAGACCACTCCAGCGATTGAACCAGGGGGGTTGATCCTACGGGCCCAAGAAATACCGGAACCGATCCACCCGTGCTGTGTGGGGTACGTTTCTTGATAAACCTACCCGGTATTACGACGGTATTATATTCACGGTCATAGTAATCATATACGGTTACACCGTCAGTATCGGTGTTGTCCTCTCCCAGGCGTACCCCGTACTGCGACTCTATCTCTTCCTTGGTCTTTTTTATCCGGTAGCAAGCCCAGTCTAGACCGTCACTTCCGACACCCCAGTGTGTGTGCATGGGGTCCCAGGGGGTTATATCTACTACGGTCTTACCCTCGGTCTTACTCAGAAGGGCCCTTCCCGCGTACCACCCTCTCACGGTTATGTGCCATGCGAGTTGGTCTTTGAGCGCAGGAACCAGGGATTTAACCAGCCTATCGTCTGCGCTCCTTAGAGCCCCTATGATGAACCGTTCCTTATCGTTATTTATCTCACGGTTATTCCTCGGGTTACCGTTGGGCGGTATCCGTATGACCATATCGGCTGCGGTAAGCCAAGAGACCACCTTGTCCGCATAGGTCTGTGGTTCGTTTGACGTGTAACTCTGGTACCCGTCCCCCGCGTCGTAGGGCTCAAGCGTATAGAGCCTGTGGTCTGCATCCATCCTGTCTCGCAGGGTATTGGTCGCATCGTGATGCGCCTCTACCTTGTCGATAATATCTTCGGGACGGGGCCTTGCCATATCAGTGCCTCTTGACTTTTATGAATTCACGGTTACCTATCATGCCGTACCCGAACTTACTGACCAGGCCGTATATGACGGCCTTGATCCCGTGGTTATACTTATCGTCCGGGGTCTCTCCGACCACGTTCCCTTCCCTATCGGTCTTCCACCTGTAGGCCCTGGTCTGCCCGTCGAAGGGACTTGGTATCGCTCCGAACTCCGAGAGTATCCCTCTCGCCTTCGGGGAGAATGCCACGTGCGGCCTGTTGGTAACGGGGTCTGTCTTCAGGTACCCTTTCAGCCTCTCGGTACCCTCGTTGATCCTTATCTTCTGTGCGTCCAGGTATATGCCTGTCTTGTCCATCCACATCTCCGCGGGAGCCGACATCGCCTGGTGCTGGTATCCCGCTATATCGATAGTACCCGAGTGAACGTCAGACCACCACGGTCTGTTCTGTGCCTTGGTGATCATCTCCTCGGTAGTAAACCCGCGTTCATATATTTCGTCTATGATACATATCTGCCCGTTTATCTCCTGCACCACCTCTACGGCATAGGCCCCCGCATACCCCGGGTCCATCCAGAGATATACGGGTTCCCCCTTGACATACTCTAGGTCTGCGTCTATATGGAGATCTGCCCTGAACTCCCCGAACACTAGTCCCGCGGGAGGACACGGTATGCCCTGTATCCTCTCCATGAAGAACTCATCTGAGGCAACGTGCTTTAGCCTGAGTATCTCGGGATCTGACGAACCTCCCGGGTATAGGTGTACGTTACTGTACGATGGGAGGGAGAAAGACTGTTGGTCCTCGTCCCCTGTCTGCCACGAGCTAAATAACTGCGGGTACCACCCGAGCGATCCCTCAAACGTACCAGAGAGAAAGAGCCACCCCCGTTTCGGCGCCACCCTCGACCTGAGACGGTGGTAGGAATCGAGGTCTAGCTGGGAAGCCTCGCAACCGAGAATCCCGTTAGGAGCCCTCATGGCGAGTGTGCGCGGGTCTTTTGCAGACTTGGTCTCTATCCTCGTACCGTCCGCGAGGAGAATTCGTCCGGGATCTACCCTCTTACTAACCTCCGAGAGTACCCCGAGCGCAGCAAAGTCCTCTACCAGGTAATCGAACTCTGCCCTCGTCCTCTCGTAATCGGCAGCTACCAGCCAGTATAGCCCACCCTCGTCCCCGTCCAGAAACCTGGACACCAGGAACTTGGATGCGACCATTGACTTCCCGGCCTGCTCACCCCCGGCAACGAGGACGAACCTCTTGTCAGACCGTAATATATTGGTCTGTAACGGCGTAGGAGAAAATCCCAGACGCGAGAATATGTAATCGCTTATTTCAGGCTTGGGCTGCTGGGCCTTGCCCTCTACTACTGGTTGACTTACGGGCAAGGATATCCTCCGCTTCCTGGATGACGGGGTCGGACTTCTCTTCCTCCCCCTCACTCTTACCCTTCGTACCACTCTCTTTAATAAACTTCCTGAACTCCCTCAACGCTTCCTTACCAGATTCCTCTACCACAACGGAAGTCCTCTTATACCTCTCAGCCCACCACGCATTGAGCATGGCAAGATGAAGGACCGGGTTGTCCTTCGGACCCTGGTTCTTAACCTTATCTATCGCAAGCTCCTGCAACATATCCCTAAAATCATCCTCGGTATCACTGAACCTGTCACTGAACCCACAAATATCCTCGACACGCCACCTGCGTACCGTACCCCTCGTGACCTCGGAAGCCTCACACCCCTTACGGATACTCCCCGTCAATCCGTATGCCGCGAGGAAAGCATTCTGCCTCCCAAGCATCCTGTCTCTCGCCATCTTCTTGGCTGCCTCTGAACGCCTCGTAACCCCGGGCTTACCCTTCAACATCACCAAACCCCCTTCTCCTCGCTACCCCCATCCTCCTCACGATTGCCCCGACACGCTGCCTGGTTACCCCGAACTGATCACCAACAGCCCTGTAACTCATATCAGGAGATGCAAGTACCGTCCGTGCAATGTCCAGAGACTTACTGTCCATCTTCCCCCGACCATGAAACGTATTGAAATCTTTCGTATATGGCATGGAGTGTACCGCCTAACTGCGATTCGTACCTTGGAGAGTACCCGAATGGCCCATAACTGTCAATCTCGGTACCACTGAATTCGGTGTTGACATAGTATACCTAAAGGAAATACCCTATGTGGAGTGCTGACAGCTACGACAGCATCGACAGCATTTTGCAGACCTTTTACGCAAAGAGGGAGACTTCAGGGATCTGAGTAAAGTGTCACTCTAAACCATGTCGATTCCTCGATTCCGTCCCTGTATTACGGTTATTGGAATCGAAAAAAAATAAGCAAGAGGGAACATGAAAAATATAAGCAGGCAAGAGAGAGATGCCATTATTAGGTGGGGGATAGTGGAGAAAAAACTCAACCCCAAATTCAGTACGCATGATATCGGAGAGAGGCTCAAGAACCTGGGGCGGGCCAAGGGGCAGAGGACTTTAGATCGGTTGATGAGCGAGATTAAAATGGCAGCAGAATCAGAGAAGTCTTCTAGACAACTAGAAACTACCATGAGAGGGAATTATTTAGGGTCAACATCTTTTACTGATCCATCGGCCATGTACCCATCAACGATGTTAGTGAAATGCCCGGTCATAGTTCAAAAGGTACCTGATTATGAAGATTATTACGTGGGCTATTGGCCCCTGTGTAACAGACCTACCACCTACCTGGTACAGGGGACCATGCTATGTGAGGCCCACGCACGGTATGCTCTCCACGGTAGGGATTACGCCGGTAAGCCTGTAGCTATCCAGCCCACAGACTTTGAGACCTGCAACGGCATCACCGATGAAAACCATTGCTGGCTGCCGGGAGAGATACGGTGCCTGTGCATAAAAGGATTAGACGGAAATGATATTCCCTGGTGATGGCCCTCGTTGAAAACAACCCGGGAATAGAATACAGCCCTGTAACAAGCCGTGCAGAGCCTATCAGCGGTTTCCGTTCTGCCGTTCTCACCCCTATACAGAACAGAGGAATGGAAACGATGGGGGACGGCGACGCACCCCTAGCCGTGAGAAC